AGATCCAGCTACTGAATAGCTCCATGTCAACTTTAGGTCTCTTGACTTGAAAGTTGCATTTACTGGGAGAGCTACTTGGTATACACCGATTTCTGTTTCAAGTCTTTCTGCAGTAAGTGTGTATAGTATTGTTGAGGGGTTAACTGGACTTAATGGATCCTGGCTAACATCATAAACGGTTACTACTGGAAGAGCATCAGCATCTGTTGGCTCACCTCTCCAAAAGATTTTGTGCTTTACTGGGTTAGTAGACCCTATGTATAGTTCCATTTATTGCGGGGAAGATTAGTGGTAGTAATCCTGTACTTCTGTAGGAGTAGCTAATCTAAACCCGTCCTCCTTGTCAAAAATTTGTTGAGCTTTGTCTTTACTCATTGCAACGAATGGATGTTCTTTTGTAAAACTAAATCCTAAAATGTCATAATGGAAGTTATCTCTTTCCATCTTAACAAGGACATCCTCTTCTGACTGCTCTTTCTTTTCGTTCTTTACGACTGTTAAGTCTGCCATGTCTTCTGTCTCTTCTTCTAGTATAGCTACGGTTTTTTGATAAACCGCCCAAGTGACTCCCTCTTCTGAGAGTGCTGCAATAATATCTGTTTTATTCTTTAAACTATCTATGTCGACCCCAAAATCTTCGGCTATCTTTTTAAGGTCAGATACCTTCAGTGTCTCAAATGACATTTATTCTCCTAGTTCCGTGTAAATCAATTATAGCATTAAGAAATTAAAATGAAAAGCCCCCCAGGGTTACTGGGGGGACTTTTAATTGCAGATCTAAATCCTTAAATTAGGAAGCGACCTTAACGTTCTTTACAACTACCCAAGCATCTGGTTGCTCGATCTGGACGCCAACACGAGTATACATTGTGTACTCAATTGAGTCCTTACGTGGCCAGAAGAATCGGTATACAGTTACGTCACGCTTGATACCAATAACTACGTTATTTGGGAATGTCAAGTGAACGTCACCGTGTGATCCTGATGCGCCTGTGTAATCTCCGTTTTGTGTTTCATTAAGTAGCGGAACCTCAACAATTGGAATACCAAATGCGTATGGTGCTACGTATCCTGCTGGACCTGAAACTGGAGCTACGTCTCCACGGATGATGCTTGAAGCAATATCCTGTGGGTTTACGTTCTGGATATTTCCAGATGTATTGTATAAGTAATCTTGAATCAAGTTTGAACCTGACAAGAAGCGAAGGTCTGTACGACGTTGCTTGTACTTACGTGGCATAGCCTTTAGTGCTGCGTTGAATGTAGCACGGGAAATACCTGCTGCTACACCGTTGTCGATAACACGTGCTGTAGCCTTAGACTTTGCAACAACACCTTGGAATGCAGACATTAAGCCTGATCCTGTGCCTGTACCGTTAAGGACTACGTCCTCAATATCGTTACCAGCCTGTGTTGCCATCAAACGTGCAATATGATCTTCTAGATCTGCACCCTCGATGTTGTCTTCTAGAGACTCAGTTGAAAGCTCCCAATCCAAGCGAAGCTTCTTTGTTGTTAGAGAAATCTTTGAGAAAGTTACTGCTGCATTTGATGATGTATCATCTGCTTGTGCTGCAACTGTCATTAAGCGCTCTCCTACACCGATACGGTCAATTTCAGTGGTGTCTGCTCTCATGCGAACAGTACGAGCCACTTTACCAATAACGGTTGCGTCGAACATGTAATCCAAGAATCGTGATGATTGCTCTGGATTTAGTAGACCACCTTTTCCTTCGTTTCCACGATGGATACCAGTGTCACTGAAAGCATCGCCTACCATAGTAGTAGTTTGTGTAGTACCAGCGGCGACTGTCTTTTCTAATGTTTCATTGCTCATTATTTTATTTCACCTACCTTAGTTTAGTTAAAAATTTCCTGTACGGAACCGAGGAAAGAACCGTTCCATTTTGATTTTTTGATTGTTACTTCCTGAGACCCGCCAAGGTCTGAGGACTTCTTAATTGCAGTCTCTGATTCTACTGCATCGACACGCTTTTCTACACCATCAATCGTGCTCTTGATGTCTTCGACAGCCTTTGAAAGGGCTGCGTGTTGTTCTGCTAATTCTGAAATTCGAGTATCTACGCTCTTGCTGAATGTCTCAACAGTTTCTTTAATTGTAGAAACTTGAGCTGCGTTTGCCTCAGATGCTTTTGCAAGTGTGTCTGAGAAGAATCCCTTAAGATCACCGAGCATCTTTGCAAAATCAGGTTCATCAACCTCAACTTCTGATACGTCGGCTGCTTTTTCCAGAACTTCAGCAGAAGCGTCAACAGCTGGTGCTTCATCAGCAACAGTTGTCTCAACAGGTGCTACATCCTCTGCAGGTGCAGCTACTGTTGTCTCATCTACAGCAGCAGGAGTTTCTTCTGCTACTACTGTCTCTGTGTTTTCTGACACTTCATTACCTCCTTCTGCGTTTGCCTGTTTTGCAATTGTTTGTGTATCAGGCAACGTAAATCTTGATTTCTTAAACGAATCAAGAATGCTATCTATTTCTTTTGCTTTGTTAACATCATTTGACTCTACCCATCCGATTAATGTTGCAGGCTTTCCTGTAACTGGGGAGTCATATGATCCATCTTTTGAGATAAAAACTGAATCTGAATCGGCACAATAAAAAATATTTTCTGTTACTGTTTCTGCAGCAATTCCTTTAAAAATAAGTTCTCCATTCATTTTCTGAATAGAAAGAATATTGCAAAGTTCGTTTGCTGGAGAATCTACTACTGATAATTCAATCAGTGCATAATCTTTAATAAATCTTACTGGCTTACCTGTAGACTTATTAACTTGATTCTCTGAATCAATAATCTTACCGCCAATAGAAAAACCTTGTAGGGTTCCGTCCAAAATCTTTTCCCAAGTGTCTTGAGCGCCTTTTGAAATATATGCATCTACATATACTCCGTTAAAAAATTCTTTTGTGCTTGGATCGTAAAATGTTTCTGGCTTAAAAGAAACCATCTTGCCAACTGCTGTTGGTCCATGCATTTCACGAATGTTTCCACGGAAACTTTCAAATGCTTTTAGGCTTGCTTCAGATGTAACAACATCGCCTGTTTGATCCAAATTATCGAGTGTGGCGAAACCAGAAACTGTTCTTTTTTCACGATTAACTTTCGTGAATGGAACAGAAAGGCTGATATTCTCGCCATGCGAAGACCATAAAGATTTCTCAATATTCATATGCTTAATTTTATAACGTTATTGTATATAAGGCAAATAATGGTTGAGCAGGGTTAGTTGACTTGTCTGCCTTCGCCTTGAGGATTTCTGGCTTCCCCAGAAATATCAGGAGCATTATTTTCTCTTTCCTGATCCCGTCTTCTACTATTTGAGGCCTGGGCACGAACTTCTGCCTGTTGCTGTGGCTTTAATACAACTACCTCATCCCCACTGTCTAGGGGAACCATACCCTTACGAATTCTAATTTCGTTAGGAGTGATTACCTGCATTCTCAAATATCTCTCATCAATCTTAGATTGAGTATCTTCATCTGTAAGAGCCAATTCGTTGAATTTAATTTCAAGGGCATCGGTCATTTCTGCAATAACTCTATTTATTTTCTTTTCAAGAATATCCTGTGCTGGACGACATACCTGCTCTTTAAATGTCTTATCTGCATCACGAGCTGCTGCTAAATTAATTCCTTCTGGAGTTCCAATTTTATTAATTGGTGTTCTATGAGCCATCAGGATTTCGTCTCTGTTCATTTTACGATATGTATTAAATGATGACTCTTGAGATCCAGCCTCAATTGGCTCCATCTTAAATTCAGTTTTTGAATCTGGTGAATCTGCTGGAAGTGGAATATATAGAGATCTGTGATTCTTTCCTCTTAGTCCAACCTGGAAAAATTCAAGAAGCTTTCTCTCTGATTCGCTTGAAAGCTTAGCTCCCTTAACTGTAATAATATAACGTGGAACTGCCTTATTTTCAAAATAATCTAGGTTATACTTTCCAGCAAACTCGTTTCCAGCCATAGCGTTTGATGCTGCTACGATATCTGGAATTCCATAATAGTTGTTTTGTGGAGTATATTTCTTTATATGAATAATTTCATTAGGACGCTCTAGTCCGCCTGCGATTGGATTAGGGGTATCTTGATCTCCGAAGTTACGGAAGAATACAGCCTTGCCATAAAGCAATTGAATAAAGCCATCACGTAAACGACGTACACGCATGGTCTTTGCAGGGATATGTCCGATATATCCAATTTTGCCATTTGTTGTTCTGCCTACTTCAAGGTATCCGTTACCTGTGGCTTCTACGTCTGTGTAGAATTTCATAAGGGTTTCTTTAAATGTTTCTTCTTCGTTACAATCTTCTAGCCATGAATGTAAATCTTGGCGCAATCTATTTAATTTACGACGTGCTCTTTCTAGTTGCATGTCGCTATCAATTCCGTCCATTGCCTCAACTGTTTTACGAGTTTCAATAAAATCAAATCCTAGTCCTACAATATTTGCAACCTTAGCATTAATTGCTGCATAGTTGTATGGAGAGATTTCGTATACTTGTGATAAATATTCTAAATTGTATGGTGGCTCAATAAGATCGAACATGGCATAGCCACTAATTGCTTGAGCCAATAAGTTTTGTTGTGTTCCAGTTCCGTCAATACCAGAAAATCTTTTTTGCAAATCACGGTTCATCTTACGACGAAATGCTGGACTTAGTCCAGATACTTTAACTAGGTCTTCGCCTTCAATTTTAAAAGGATCATTTGTTTTTTGGGTTGTTGGTGTATTAAACTTTACCCAGTCTGCTGCATTAGAGATCTGAATATCTTCAGTGCTATCGTCTTGTATGTGATCCATTATCTTTTACCTATTTTTTTCATTTCGTCTTTGTAGTTTCCAATATCCAAAGGATCTGGTACTAGCCCCCAGTCAAGTCTTTGCTTCTGATGTTCAAACTCTTCATCATCAATCTTTCTGCGTCCTGATAAGAATTTAGGGGCTCCCTCATATATTCCAAAGGATCTTACAGTGTTTGCTAAAGCATCAATCTTGGTTTTATTATTTTTCATGGATGTTACTGAAAGATAATTTCCATCGTCGTCGCCTATCCAGCGACCATCTGGCATTTCCCAGACATAAATTCCTAGGCGGGTCTCTTCTTCAGCAGATGAATATTTAATCTTTCCAGTGTCCATAGAGTTTTATTTTACCACTTTATAAGACCTAAGTCCAGCTTTTTGTCAGACTAATTGACAAATTTATACTGATTGAAGGACAATCCAGTCATTATTATAATAAACGACTGGTAATTCTGTCAGGGTGATGGCAGATTCTGTAATAGTTTCAACAGGCTTGCCTGTATATAATTCAAAATGAGTCTCAACTTTGCCAGCAGTAAGCTCATCCTGATATATTGCTATATGCTTGTAAAGGTTACTTGGACCCCCATTTGTCTCATAATTAAATTTAAATGTGCCTGTAATTGGATCTGTAAATACTAGCACCACATGATGAGGTTCTTCATCTAAGAAATAATTAGTTATATTAGTAGCAGTCGATACATCTACCCCATTTATGTAGACCTTGCTTATATTGGCCTTAGAAAGGGCTCCAGAGCCATTCCAGGCGAATCTTGTGGTTGTACCACCAGAAGCATAGAATAGGGTGTTAGCGGCCAGCGTAGAGGGCGTAAAGAACATTTCTAGGGACTTTATAGAAGATGATGTTTCAAGATCAAATCCAGATCCGCTTTTAGCCCTAATTCCATTCATGTAATTTCGAGATAGAATAGGATAATTTAATGATCCTAGATAATAATCTGTTGTAGATGTTATTCTATCCCCAAAATTATCGGCATATATTGTCCTGTCTGAATAAAAGGTTATGCAGAAAAATGATAGCTTAGGTAGGAATTTACTAGCATCTGTAGTAGACATGGTAATTCGAATATATACCCTACCATTAGAATTAAATGAATCTTTGTTATATTGAGGCAATGGCTGTCCATTTACGCAAGGAAGGTATGTGGTTCCATCTACGCTAGACTCTACTGTAATTCCTAGATCATTCCGCCATTCAGCCTTAGAAGTAATTAATCCTATTTGAGATGGGATTAAGAAATAATCATTTATTACAAAGCTCTTAGCCTGAGCCGTTTCTGTTTCATAAAAAGTAATATGCTGTTTCGCACTATCGTAATATGTATTGGAGTCTACAAAGTCCGTCCATGGTTTATTGACTGGATATGAATAATCAAATGGGGCTCTGATATTAGCATCTGTACCGCTGAATAAAACTCCATTATCTGGAAATACTACGTGAATTGGTGATACTGTAACATTGCCTTCAACATAGTGTCTTCTGATTGCAGGAGCAGGCAGAGCATATCTGTATACCGCTGGAGCATCTACAACAAAGGCGTCCCCAGCATCTGTAGTTGGGCCAGTCTGAAATGTAGAGGTAGTATTTGTAAATTTAAAATTAGAAAGGCTTTTTGATGCTATTGGGGCTGAATCAACATATAAAGATATTCCAGAAACTGAATATACCCCAACTATGTGAAGCGCTCTTTTGCTGTAAGGAATGCAATATCTTACAGATTCTGTTGACGATACTTTAAATACAATATCGCCTTTGTGCCAATATAGCCCTATATTATTTGTTGTGTCTGCAAAGAGCGGGGTTTCATTGTTAGACTCTATAGATTGATTTACCCATACCTCTAAAGTAAAGTCATTATCCGATGTATATTTATTTGCAAAGCCTGCGCCTACATTTGATGAGTAGTAGTTTTTTGTTATTGGAAATGTAGCATATGCTGTATTGGTTATTTTAGTTCCAGAGATTCCGCCAGGAACTAAAGGCAGCATATTTGAGGCGGGGGATCCTACATAGGTCCCATGATTATTACATCCAGATTTATCATATGCAATAGAGCCAGAAGACTCATCCAAGGTCCAAAATCCCATTGGTGAGTCTTTTATGGTTTTTAACTGATATGACATAATGCCATTATACCCTAAATGGGTTAATTATTATTCTACTATTGGATTTGTATTTGGCGTATTATTTGGATCGCCCTTTGTTGCATAATCTCCGTATGGGCATTCTCCAATTATATTGCCTTCTGCCACCCATAGAGACACTTCATCGTCTTCTACTGGAACTCCGTATTTTACTTGTGTTGTATCATATGTAATCTTAACAAGTGTATTTTCGTGATTGTCGTACTTTATAGATTCTATATTCATTTTGTCTCCTAGATTCTACTCGCATAGGCTATAGGGCCAAGGTTTGGTGTGTCAGTTATGTTATCAACTCTATATAGTGTTGATGTTGATATATTTGACCCAGTAGATATAATAGCATTTACTTGTAATTTTCTAACATCTGTTCCATAAAACATATCTGTAGATGCTCCTGTTGGACCGTATGTTGTATTTGAATTAAGGGCAGATACTCTATCTAGAGATACTGTAATATCTTCATTTCTATATGAACCAACTCCACTAACACCAAGTGCAGAGTAAGAGGCTATTGTTGACGGCGTTGCTGCTGCAAATATAATTCTTCTATCTGATGTATAATCTAGTGGCGTTGCTGAATTAAATATTGCTAAAACTTCTGCCTGAGTTAAAGCACGATTATATAGTAAGAACTGTTCGAATGTTGAGTTTGCCCAACGTGAATTTGCTGGATCTTGTCCTAAGAAGATAGACTCAAAGGTGTCAAACTCTGTTGCGCTATTTGTTGTCAGAAGAGATGCATCTCCCATTTTAGCTACATACATTGTAAGAGTTAATCCATCGTTGACTAAAGCTCCAAATACTACGTCTCCTGGGTTATAGTTAACAGCATTTATTTGAATATCTGTATTTGGGTCTGTATCGTCTTTAAACGCCTGTAGCTTTGTTGATCCCTCTTGATAATTTAATGTTGCATAAGATGTTGATGTATTATATAAAGTAAAGAATGGATGAGTTCCGCCTGCTGCTGCGCTACATTGTGGCCCAATAACGGTCCACATTAAAGCTGTATAGTCTGGACCAGTTTTTGGAATTGTATATTTAATTTGACCATTAGATCTTGAAGAAGAATTTTGAAATACTGTATGATATCTTAAATTTTCTACTTGAACCTGATCTAAATAAAATATTTTACCCGTGTCTGTACCTGAGTTAAAGTTTAAAATATTAAGAGAAAGCAAATATCCAACAGAGTTAACGCTTGATGTTACTTGTAGAGTATTCCATTGATTTGCCGTTAATGTAACTGTTGTGCTATCTGTTCCTCCAACAGTATTTCCGCTACCGTCATACATTTGAATATCTAATCTCATTTGAAGAGCGTGTTCTGACCAAACTCTTACCGATCCAGTCTTATAAGTATCTTGACCAGTATTATAATAAGATGAGGATGGCATTCTAACTAATGGTGTTGGAGATGCACCATTTAACATATATCTAGCTGAACCTACTCCATACATGTAATGTTGTGAGTCAAAAAATCCAGTTATTCCTGTTGTAGAAAAAGTTGAGTAATCTGCCGTTGCATCAGCAGCAAAAATTGTGTTAGTTGTACCTTGATATATTGCTGGTGACAAGTTATATCTGCAATTACCATAAAAATGAGTTCCAGCTAATTCTGGATTAACTGTTCCATATCTTTCAAATACGTTGTATGTGGTTGCCATTATTTCCTCCGTTTATATTATACACTAATTCTATTTTGCGCCTATACCGTAGATTGAAATCTTTGATATTTCTTTAAATTTAACATCGCTTTCCCATGAAAAATCAAGACGGGTTACAGGTAGTGCTGCTGCTGCGTTATTGTAGTAGTTAAAGCCCCATGGAATTGTATAGTCTAAGCTGTTCATATTCCAAGAAGTTCCGTATGCCATTCTAAAGTTTGATGGACATGCTGTTGAATAATTTGGAATTATTATCTCTCCAACTGATCCCCATGATGTCTGTGTGTGGTTTCTGCAGTACATAAAATAGTGTCTATCTGTGTTGTCTGAGTTATGTCCTGGAGTACCAGTTGCAACTGTACCTCCACGAGAATAATATCTATTGTTTGTGGTGTCATTGTTATACCACCAGGAAATTCTATACTGAGATGTATTTGCTGTATTGTGAGACATGTAAGCAAACTGAATTTTAAGATCCCGATATATTTGAGGAATATTATCAAACGTTAACTGTGCTGTCCCGTCTACCATTTGTGGGTTAGTCATACCACTAGCAAGATTTTTTGTTCCAGAAAGAGGGCTTGTTTCAGCAATTAAAACATATGATGAATTATTTTGAACAGAAGTAGCTAGCGTTCCCCCCGATTTTCTGATTGTCATATTATCCTACTGTCTGTTCTGCACCGAATAGCTGGAAGTTAAGTTTATTTGTATCAGATTGAACTATTACTCTATCTCCAGCTGAAAGTGTAAGTCCTATACTCATAGATTCACTTGATGTTTGTATAATTGGATGGTCAAAAGCTAATATATGATTAGATGCTAATGCTTCACCATATTTTTGTACTGCAATTCTATAAGTTGCTGAAGATGTTCCATAATTTGTTATAACTAAAGTTGAGGCTACTGCTGTTCTATTATCTGGAACAGTATAAAGTGTTTGCCAGGCTCCAGTTACTTTTCTAATTGTTGGAGATCTATACTCTAAAGAAGACCAGCCTTCAGAACGTGTTGTATATGGTGACGTATAGAGGGCATTTGCGTTTCCAGAAGCCCCGTCTAATGGTCTTGTTGGAAGAAGTGCTTTTGGAACAGCGCCTTCTAAAATTGTAAAATTATCAAAGTAGAAATATGTCCATGCATTAAAGCTATGATTTCTCATTTGAACTTGTAGGTCAAAAAATCCGCCTTCACCGTTAAATGTTGCATACCATTGTTTCCAGTTATTCTGTATACTACTATCATCATTCCAGCCATATCCGCTATAAGCGTGATCTGTTACGCTACTTGTATAAGGAATAATGTCGTATAGTCCAGCACCTCTTGAATAATGAATTCCGCCATGTCCATGATGACTATTCCAGTGGCTACCGCCTTCTGATCTTGCCCAAAATGACATAGTATAAACTTGACCAGATTTTAGAAATGGTCTTTCTAGTCCAGTTGTATTGGTACTCATTTTCCATAAAGGTCTCATGTTATCGCTATGTGTTGATGTAAAAAAGGAGTTTGTTCTGCCTCCTGCGTTTGCAGAATTTGGTGCGAATCTTGATGCAGAGTATCCAACCTGACAGTTTGAGTTAACTCCACCACCGTTATCTGTTGGGACACCAAAAAGTGGGCTTTGATTTGGATGTGCAAATGTTACATCTGTTGTAGCAAATTCTCCGTTTGGATCTGGAAACATGCTTAGCTGTTGAAGTGGTCCAGCTGTTGATGCTGTTACTTGTCCTAAAATTTTAATATACTCTGGCATTTTATACTCCCATTAACATAAATATTCCTGCTTTGCCCCCGCCTGTGGCGATTTCAGTTGTACTACCTAATGATACTACAGTTCCATTTATAGTAATGGAGCTATTTACCAAGGCTGCATTTGGAATATTTGTAAGCGTATTTTGAGAGCCGCTAATGCTCTTATTTTGTAAAGTGTCTTGTGTTACTCTACCTACAAGGGTGTCGGTAGCGTTTGGAAGGGTAATAACTCTATCCTCTGTTGGTTCTCCAGCACTCAAAGTCATCTCATATGAGTCTGCTGTGGCTCCTTCAAAAACTATGCTCTGTGCGAATGCTAACTCTACTCCAGACATTTGTCCAGTAAATGTAGGGTTAGAAATTGTTGGGCTAGTCAGAGTCTTATTTGTAAGAATCTCTGATCCAGTCAAAGTTACAAAATTATCATCTGAAAGGGCTGTATTAAATTGAGCTACTGTTCCAGACAATGTATTGTTAGAAAGATTAATTGTCTTATTTGTAAACGTATCATTTGTATTTGGAGTTAGGCCAGCATATTCTAAGGCTGTCCAAGCAATTGTTCCTCTGCCGATTTTAAATCGTCCAGTATCTTTTTCAAAACCCCATTCTCCTGCCGCCAATGTTGGGTTTGATGCTGTCCACTCTGCTGCGGTACCTCTACGAATTTGGAATCTTGAATTTACGCTCATGCTGCAATTTCTCCTGCGTCAAATGTATTTTCGAATGTTGTTGCGTCTGGCGCTCCACCATCGTATGGAGACACTGAGTCAAAATTACCGCCATCAATTAGCTCTGGTGTTCCTCCTGTAATTGTAACATTTATTCGGTTATTAACCAAGTCATCTTGGACAAGGGCTCCACCTAAAAAGTTAAGGGTTGGCCTCTTGGTTAAAGCCGTTCCATTTTGCTGAACAGTTGATATAACTCCATTAACTGTGGCTGAAGAAAAGTCTACAGTTCCAGTAAATGTTGGGCTGGCTAAAGGTGCCTTTAGAGACAATGCGTTTGTAATTGTAGTTGCATAATTTGAATCATCTGCTAAAGCTGCTGCCAATTCATTAAGTGTGTCTAAAGCGGCTGGAGCTCCATCAATTAAATTACCAAGTTGCGATACTGGAATTTTACCAGTTGAGTCTAAAGACGCTACGCCGTCAGGCTGACCAACATCGCCAATTGGAACATAGTCTCCGAGAGTGTTACTTAAATTATCTGTTGTTACAAAATTATTTAATGTATACTTTTCCCATAAATCTGTAGTTTGATTATATCTAATTGTATCGCCTGTAGATGGACTCTGTACTGAAACATCATGTAATTCTTTTAGCTCAAATCCGTTTTGAATAGTTACTTGAATTGAACCAGTATTTTGTTGACCGCCTCTTGCAACAACTCCTAAATATACTAAATGATTTGGGGCAGATGGCTTATTGATCAGACCATATATCTTAGCTCCATTTATTCCAAGCCATACTGCGTCTCCGTCAATTGCACCTGTTGTGTCAATACCTTCGAGAAGACCAAATGTAATTACTTGACCATTTGAGTTATTTGCTATTGCAGATGTTGTAAGACCAAATGTTTTTGAGGATCCAGATTCAGTAAGATTAGTTGCTACATCTATTAATATTTTTCCAGAGGCTCCGTCTGTGCCAGTAATACGAACTGGAGATCCTTTAAGAATCGGAGATCCGCTTTGATTTCTTACATCAGCATATAAAGACCTTGCTCCAGCAACTTGTGAAGTTACAAGACCCTCAAGATGTGCAATCTTATAGTCATGTGATGTTACTACTGTTGAATTATCTTGACCAACCTTGTATTGCAATGCTTCAATGGCATCATTTGAATTAATGTGCTGCTGTGCGTGTCCACCATCTGCATGAAGCGGGGTGGTTGAATGCGGGTTCTGCAGAGCATCTAAAGAGGTTGGAAATGAGGTAGCCATATAGATATATTATACCCCGTAACGACTTATAATTAATTAAAGTATAAGTCCAAAATGTTTAGCTATTGCAGCGGAAGCTAGTATGGTCCAGCCAACATTGAAGTATATGATTGTTGGCAAGGTCTTGACGGTTGAAGTAAGAATTAAAGCTAGACTTGAAACTAGGGCAAATATGTACAGCCACCAGAACTGGATTCCTAGGATCAATCCTGGAAATATGATCATTAGTTTTGTAGAAAATGCCCAAAACTCTATGGTGTTTGTCATATTCCAGTATTCTTTATGACCTAACTGCTTAGTTACCTGAACTATATCTTTGGGCTTAAGCATTAGTTATAAGATTTCTTTTGCCAAAATTGTTTTTTATACCATCCACTTAATCGTGATTTAACATCATAGGTATTCATTTGCCATGTTTTAAATAAGTCAGTATCTTTTTCTGAAATCCAATTTTCTCTTTTTATTGGAATAATTTGCAAAACTGGTGTTCCTTTTGGAATCATTCCTTCAAAACTTTTCTTTAAAAAGAATGGATAGTTGCCTGGTCTTAATGGAACCACATCTGTATCAACTATTCCAGACAGGGATATAAATGGCAGATCGTGCCTGTTTAATGGCTGTGTTATTAAAACACTATATCCTGGTGGAGTTTGAATGTGTAGGGGGTGTTTCCATAAAAAATGTATATCATAGCATCCGTCTGGAACATCCATTAGCCCTGCGCTTTTTGGATCTCTATTGCTAATATAATCTAGATCTTTATTAAAATTTATTTTTGGTGCTGGTTTTTCTCCAGGAACTCTTTCAACGTAAACATCTGATGGAAGTGTCCAAGTATATCCAGATAGAAGCGTGTCTGCAAAAGGCATGCAATCTTTTATATTTGTTTTAGATGCGGTTTCTGCTGAATCTTTTCTAGTTTTTTTAGTATTCTTATACCATTCTGGAAGAAAGTTTTTTGAAGGAGAAGGAATATCAGAATGCTCTAAAAGAGAACCTGGATTAAATCCACTTACTAAAAACTTTATTTTTTTTGTATTAAACCTCTTCATCTATATCTTCTTTGTTAGAGTGAAAATTATCTCTTAAATACTCATAGTGACTTGGTGAAAGATCAGCTTCTTCTTCCCACTTTTTCTTTGACTGATCTGTCTTCCAGATAAATCCTTCTACAGCAATATCTGCGTCTTGTCCAGAATAAGCATTAAATGTTTCTTTGATATAATTTCCATAAGTAAAGTTATGATGACCAGTTGCAATGCAGTGTATGCCGCTATTTGTTTCATAATCTGACTGGTATTGAGTTCTTGTTGAAGATACATGATTATATGCGCTAGTTGTATTTTCTAAATCAATTGACTGCGAAGTCATATACTTCCAAAAATCTGTATCGTCTCTTCTACTTAATGTATAGTGCATTTGAACAAAGTACATAAAGCCATAAAATATTTTTCTACATTCGTACGAATAAGAATCTTTATCAAATTGTGTAGAAAATCCCTTATCTAATGACTTAACTAAAACTCTTAAAAATTCATGAACTGTATAAAGGCCATTGCTTTCTAAAGGCTCAATAAATCCTGCAGAAAGACCTAGAGCTACGACATTCTTTTCCCATAATTTTTTGTGAATTCCAGTTTTAATTTTAATGTCTTTAAACTCTACATTACTAAAGTCACGGTCTGGAGCATATATTGGATCCTTTTTCTCCTTTAAATGCTGTTTAAATTCTTCTAGAGCTTCTTCTGGAGTTGTGAATTTATCTGAATAAACATATCCAGTACCAATTCTTGAATATAATGGGATATTCCAAACCCATCCGTACCCAAGAGCTGTGCAGTTTGTAAAGTTTTCAATCTCTTCTTTTTTATTAACATATGGTATTTGGGTGGCCCATGCACGATTACAAGGGAGTTTATCTGAAGCATCCTCAAATTCGACCCCTAGTGTTTCTTCTAGTAACATAGACTTAAATCCAGTACAGTCAATATATAAATCTGCTTTAAAGTCTGAACCATCTTCCAGGGTAAGTGATGTAATTCCAATATCACCAGTATTAATCTTTGAAACTTCTTTTGTAATATGCTTAACTCCTCTAGGAAGAGCATACCTATCTCTTAGCCAAAGACCGAACTTGGTTGCGTCAAAATGAAACGCTGAAGCGTCATAGAAACTAAAATCATTAAATATTCCGTACTTGTTAGTATTAATTTTATTTTTATTTACTAATGCCATTTGAGAAAAGAATGTATTGCAATAATCTTGAACTGGAGTTTCTGGATACTTAGCTTTTTTCATGTACCAGTCTTTTGCACCATATTGAGAGTCACCAAAATATGCTGTGCCAAACGGATAGTGGAATCCTTTATCGCCCTTTTTATGAAAATCTGTAAACTTAATGCTCATTTTATATGAAGCATCTGTATATTGCATAAAATCTTTATGGTCTATTCCAAGACTTTTTACCCATTGAGTAACCGCCCCCTGTGTACTTTCTCCAACACCAACTGTTGAAATATTAGGGCTTTCAATTAAAGTAATTTCTCTATTTGGGAATGCATGAATAAGTGTGGCTGCAGTCATCCATCCAGAAGATCCGCCACCAACAATTGCAATACTGTTTATTTCGCTCATATTATTCTTTTCTTTAAATACATATATAACTTATATATATATGAATATTTTACCATTTAAAATCAAAAAAGTCTAGCCCTTTTTAGGGCTATTTTTTATTACTTATCTATAGACTATTCGTCTTCTGGTTGAACTGGCTGTACTGTAATTGGAATTATTTCGCCACCATTGGCAATCCAGTCTTGAACTTCCTTTGAATTAACTGGAACTATACATGTTAACCCAAGGCCAATTCTCATAACCTCTTCGTTTTCTATTGATCCATGATACGTTACTGACATATATTCTCCTAAATTTTAACTAGGTAGGCAACTGATCCTACGCCAGGGTTTGTTTTAATACCTAAAACTCTATAAATATTTGCAGTTTGTAGATTAGATCCGCTTGCAACTATTCCGTTTAAGTATAATTTAGTAACATCTCCTCCATAAACAATGTGTGTGGCGGCAGAAAATCCAGTTGTTGTAGAAATTGTTCCAGCAAGCCCATTTAAAGGAATTATATCTAAAGAAGCTGTTCTGTCTAAATTTCTATAAAAACCAGTAGAAAATGTGCTGATGGCTTTAGATGTTCCTGCAGTTGTAGGTGTTGCAAAAGCAAACACGATTCTCTTATCTGTGTTAAAGTCATAGGCTGCAGATGAGTTAAATATTGTTGTAACTTCTTCCTGTGTTAAAGCCTCGTCCCAGAATAATAACTGTTCAATTGGTGCATTCGCAAAAAGACTATTTACTGGATCTTCTCCAACAAAAATCCTATCGAAGCCTTCCCATTCGGTATTTCCCGATACAGAAGATATTGACCCACCACTTTTTGCTGTATATGCTACCAAGGTTCCTGCATTATGAACAAGAGCGAAGAATACTAGATCTCCAGGTGCATAATCTGTTGATGTTATAGATATGTCTGTGTTTGGGTCGGTATCATCTTTGAAAGCATTTACTCTTGTAGCACCCTCTTGATATCTCATTGTTGCATAAGATGAGTTTGTCTTATAAAGAGTAAAAAATGTATGTGTTCCACCTGCAGCTGCGCTGCATTGTGGGCCAATTATTGTCCATCCAGTTACAGTATAGTCTGCACCCCAGTTTGGAACAGAAAATGAACAGTCTCCAGCAACTCTTGTAACTCCATTTGTTGGTGGAGTTGCATATCTTAAGTTTTCAACCTGAATATCATCAATCCAGAATTTTTTACCATAATCTGCTGAGGTTGTGTTCATTACATTTAATGTCATCAAAAACTTAGTAGAGTTGGTTGATGTTGTTACTGTAATAGTATTCCATTGATATGGAACTAGTGTAATAACTGAAGAGCTATCTACTCCTCCAACTTGAGTATTTGAATCATTTTGAAGCTGTAGATCTAATCTAAATTGAAGTGCATATTCTGACCAAATTGCTAACTGTCCAGTTTTATATGTGTCCGCCGATGTTTGAAAATAATTTGCTGAAGGAAATTTAATTGTTGGTGAAGGGTTTGATCCATCAATTGTATACTTTGGGCATCCAACTCCTACTGTTCCAAAATGTGGGTCGTAGTAGGCGGTTAAACCAGTTGTTGTAAATGTTGCATAATCTGCTGTGGCATCAAATGAGTATATCTGATTTGTAGTTCCCTGTTGAATTGATACTCCAAGGCCGTTCTTTACAGGAGCATAAAGAATTTCTCCCGTTTCGGCAGGGGATGTAAACCCGTATCTTTCGAATAAATTATATGTAGATGGCATTTGTTCCTCCGTTTATATTATACACTATTTTTACTTTGCGCCAATTCCGTAAAGAGTTATTTTGGATGCTTCGCTAAACTTAACATCGCTTTCCCAGGAAAAGTCTAGACGGGTAACTGGTTGCTTTACAACATCAGCATTGTAATAATTCCATCCCCATTGTGTTGGATAGCTTAATGATTCCATGTTAAAATGAACGCCATAAGCACCCCTATGATTTGTTTTAAGGGTTGTAGAATAGTTTGGAATTATAATTTCTCCATTACTTGACCAGCTTCTTCCACGATTTAAATGATTATAGCTATACCATCCATAAAGTCTATCTACGTTGTCAGCATTCCATCCTGGAGTACCAGTTGCCTGAGTACCTCCACGAGAATAGTATCTTTGATTTGTATTATCGTTGTTATACCACCAAGTAAATCTATACTGGGAATCGTTGTTAGTGTTATGTGACATATAAGAAAGCTGAACTTTAAGATCCCTATATGTCTGTGGAATGTTTGCAAAAGTAACTGTGCCTGTTCCATCAAGCATTACTGGATTTGACATTCCGCTAAAAGGATTTACTGAAGCAGTATTTGTTGTTTCTGCAAGTAATACATATGAGGAGTTGTTTTGTGTTACAACTGTGCTTGTACCAGCTACTCCTCCAACTACTCTTCTTGTCATTATAGGGTATTTTCCGATCCGAATAGAGAGAATGACATTCTTTCTGAGTCTGATTGAACTATTAGCTTATCTTGTCTTCCTAATGTTACACCAAGTGTTAGTGTCTCAAGAGATTGAGCTGCTAAATTATGGTCAAAAGCAATTATATGCTTATGTGTAAGAGTTTCACCAAACTTTTGAATTGCTACTCTATATGTATTTGCAGTAGATCCAGTATTTGTAATTGTTAATGTAGAGCATACTGCACTTGCACCTGCAAGATCTGGAACCTGGTAAACAGTTTGCCATTCTCCTGTAAACTTTCTTGTTGTTGGAGATTGATATGGTAATGCAGCCCATCCTTCTGCTCTTGTCGTAAAAGGTGGTGTATGAATAGCTATGGGATTTCCGCTTGTTCCGTCAGGAGCTTTATCTGGGATAAGTGCCCGTGGAATTGCTCCTTCTGCAACATATACGTTATCTAAGGAAAGCCTCTGCCATACGCCAGAGTTGTGACTTCCTAGATTAACTCTCATTCTAAATTTATCTGTTGCTTGTGCTGTAAATGTTCTATAATATCTACACCAGCCAGCAGCCCAGGCCTGTCTATTGCCAGCAGCATCTGTTTGAATTTGATTAATACCAGCATGGGTATTGTCTACGTTGTTAAGATGGGTTGCTACCTGACTTGCAAATCCTCCAACTACAATTTGCCAAGAAGCTCCATCCCAAAATTGTAAGCTATTTTGTCCATGTTGTGCGTGGTGATTATGAGAATCAACTGTAGCGTGTGCCCAAAGATTAATTGTGTATGTTTTTCCAGCAGTCAGTGTTCCAGTTCTATCTGGATCTAGAAACCAAGATCTTGCGTGGCCTACGCCTTGTGAGTGTGATCCTCCAGTATTTTCATGTGAAGAAAATCTAACATATCCTGTTCTTCCAGATGCCTGTGCTCCTCCATGAGTAGAGTTGCCCATAGGCCAGTGTTGTTCTGCGTGTGATGTGTTATGGCTTGCTGGATCCCAGACCCAGATACTGTTATTTGCATTTCCAACAGCATTTGTTGCGTTAGCGTTTGGGTTAAATTCTGAAGTATATCTTTCGTGGTTTGGATCTGGATAAAGATTTATATTTTCTTGTGCTGGTGCATTTACACCTTGCGCTTGTCCTAAAATTTTATAGTCTGTTGCCATTTATTATGCTCCTATCAACAAGAACGGATTTGTTCCGCCAGCTGAACTTGTAACTAATGCGACTGCTTGGGTTTTTGCCACATCTATTTCTGTCAGTGCTGTTGTTTTATTTGTATTAATATTTGATACGCCAGTTGTTCCAGCTGTATTTACTAGACCAACCTGTGTGGTTCCCGCTGTATTTACTGCATTTACTTGTGTAGTTCCTGCTGTATTTACTGCTGCTACCTTAGTATCACCGATACTTGTAATAGCATTTGCAGTGTTAATTGCAGTACCATTTAAAATTGTACTATATGCCGATTCTAGCGCCTTTAAGATAAGAATCATATCATTGGCGGAAGTAGTAGAATGCAGTTGATTCATCTTCGCCTGAATTACTGAGTTGAAGTTGGTTAAATCAAATTGTACTGCTGACATATTTATCTCCTAACAAATTTTACCATTTAGAGGCTTATAAGGCTAATGCCATTGCCATGGCTAAAGAGTCTTGTACATAAGCTGTAGTGGCTATTTGTGTTGTATTTGTTCCCGCCGCTGCCGTTGGTGCTGTAGGCACTCCTGTAAGGGCAGGAGAGGCTATAGGAGCCTTATCTGCAAGGGCGGTAGTAACTGTTCCTGCAAAATTAGAATCGTCATTTAAAGCGGCTGCTAGTTCATTTAAAGTATTTAGTGTGGCTGGGGAGGAATCAACTAGATTAGATATTGCTGTAGATACATCTGTGGTTCTTGCTATAGTTGAAGAAATTTGAGTATCTGGAACCTTGCCACTTGAATCAAGGGATGCTACTCCGTCCGCCTGTGCTACATCTCCGATTGGCACATAGTCATCTAATGTGTTATTTAAATTTGATGCTAGGGAATCAATTTGTCCCTGTAGCCCTGTAATAAGAGCATTAATTTCAGTTGGGGTTAATGTGGCATAAGCAAGAGAATTCCAAGGAGTTGATCCTGTTCCAATTTTAATCTTATTATTGGTTGTATCAATTCCAACTTCGCCTGATAAAAGGGTGGGGTTATTAGCAGTCCAATCAGAAGCAATATCTCTTCTTAATTTAATTCTAGTATACACGCTCATGCTTCACCGCCATCCAATGTAGCAATTGCTCCACCTACAGATAGTATTGCACCATCATATGAATGAACATGCTCAAATACCTGTGCTACATCTGTAAATAGTTCCCACAATGTTCCCGTCCAGCGCCAAGTTATACCACCAGTGGTATAGGTTTGGTTAACCGTAGGGTTAAGTGGGAATACTGTTGCCATATTCTAATTATACCTCAATCTATATAAATTTTGAGCTTAGATAACCAAAATATCTGCTTCTTCAGCAGTTAGTGGTTGTCCAGCAATTAACTTAGCTTTTGCAGAAGCCTTAAGTTCTGCTTTTGCTTGTGCTGCAGCTTCTTCTTGTGCTTTACGCTCTTCATATGCTGCCTGTTCGAGAGCTGACTGAGCAATTTCCTCATCAGTTAGTGGAGTAATTATTTCTTCTCCAGTCTCACAGTTTAGTTCTATTTTTACTGGTCTATCTGTCATTTTTTTCTCCTTTGTGAATTAACTATTTTTTATTCCATACAAATAAAATGTTGAACCTTCTATAAAATTGTTTCCAGACAATTCTTTAAATGTTAAACTAGATATTGCTTCTCCAGTTCCTGGTTTAGCTTTACCAAATACAACTATTCCTCCAGGAACTGTTGAACCTAAATATATTCTTTCAGATCTAAATGAGCTATTATAATCTGGAATATAACTCCAATAATTAGAAAAATAACCAGATGTATTACTATTTGCACCAGACACAAAAAGAGCTACTGGATCGGTACTTTGAGATGGCAATGTACTTGTTGTGTCTCCAGGCCTAAAGTAAGCAAACTGTCCAGTATAGTTTGAAGAAGTTGATTGTGAATTATATTGTATTAATGTATTTAAATGATATCCGCCAGAATAATTTGCTCTAGAAGATATATAAATACATAAATCTGTATAAGTACTTGGAATAGATGTAAAAGAAAAGTTACTAATACCGCTTCCAGTAACTGTATATTGATTTATTAATTTAAAAGTTGCAGCCATTTTTATGCCCTCGCTATTCCATAAAGTGTAAGTTTTGTACCACTAGCAAATGACTGGCCATTAGTAGTTAAAACTGATATTGATGTTATAGCACTTGTTGTTGCTAAACCTCCGCATATTAATAAGCTATTGGCTTGATCTCCACTTTGACCTAAAACAACTTTTTGAAGAGTTGTGGCGGAATAATCCATTATATTTACAACAAATGTAGAAAGAAACGATCCATTATTGTCACACAATTCTATCATTGAGGTATTTCCACTTCCAGCAATAGTTCCATCACTTCTCGATATTTGATAAAGATATCCACTGGTGGATCCATTTAATCTTAATCTTAATGTAGTTCCTCCAGTCATAATACAAGATCCTACTAAAACTAAATCTGTATAGCTGCTTGGAAATCCAGAAAATGTATAAATTGTTCCATTTGTTGGACTTGCTGTTGCAATTGGTTCATATGTTGCTCCTGCTGCCATGATTACCCCTTAATTCCGTACAAAGAAACAGTTGTTCCAGCAACTAACGGATAAGCTGCTTTTGCTTGTAATGTTACTGAATTGATTGCTCCAGTTGCTCCATTTCCTAAATTAAAAAATGTAATGTTATTTACTGAATATTGATTATCTGGATAAAATGTTCTAGCTAATCTGCTTAATGCAATTTTTCCTTTTGTAGTACTGGAATAATCTAATATATCTATAACTCCTGCTGCTGGATTAGCTCCACCTATTCCACCGAAATGCAGCTCGTGCCCATATGTTGCATCTTGTCCACCATTTACCGTTCCGCCACCATTAAGCCAATTATTTCCATAGTTACTTATACGACCAGCTCCTCCAGAGTTACCTAAATTAGTTGTAAGATAAATATAATCATCACCACATCCACCAGTCCATCTAACCTGTAAATGTTTAAATCCTTGTGGAATTGATGAAAAAGTAACTGCAGCTTGAGGTGAAGAAAGTCTTGTACTTGCAATTGATTCATAAGCCAAAACACTAGGTTCTGATACTACTATTGAATTAGAAGCAGAACTAGGTAAAGATATTCCATTAGAGTTTGTTGCGGTTGTTGTAAAAGTATATGCAGTTCCAGTTGTTAGTCCAGTAAAAATATATGGAGAAGAAGATGTTGTTTGTGTTGTAGTAGTTGGATTTGAAATAATAGTATATTGTGTTATTGCAGATCCGCCTGTTGCTCCTGCAGTAATTGCAATTGATGCAGTTGTTGCTGTATCTGCAGATGCTACAACTGTTGGTGCCTGTGGCACAGTAGTTGCTGTAACTCCTGCTGATGCAGCAGAAGCTGCAGATGCTCCATATGTTCCAGTTGCAGATACTGTATATGTATATTGAGTACTTGAAGAAAGACCTGTTACTGTAGCTGGAGATGATGTTGTTGTAAATGTTGTTGGAGATGTAGCTGGAGATGGAGTTACAATAAATGAACTTGGTGCACCGCCGCTTGAGTTTGGAGTAAATGCAACAGAAGCCTGTCCGTCGTCATAAGATCTGCCAGAACCCTGATCTGTTGCTACAACAGAAGTCGGAGCAGATGGAGCCTGTGCAATATTAAACCATCCAGCAGAAGTATACTGTTCAAAAGCCTGCTTATCGGTATTGTAATAAAATTCTCCAACAACTGGGAATGCTGGACGATTAGCGGTAACTCCTCTATTTACTCTTACTGTATTCTGAGTTCCATCTACCGTCTTATTTTCTAAAGTTTCTAAATGCTTAGGACCTTGTGGCTGAGTACCAGATAGTCTAACTACCATTATTTCATCCTCCAACCATATGTAGATCCTGTATATATGAATGATACCGTAAATCCATTTATGTCCAGGGCTGCATCTTCTGTAAGTCCGTTTATCTTTTGTCCATTTCTTAAAATTACTACGTCATCATTAAATGCATTATTTGAAGCGTCATATAATTCAATTTCTGCTCCTAATGCTGGATTTGCTGGAAGAGTTAAAGTCAGGTCATTTGTTGTATCTACAAAGTATCTAGTATTAGCCACCATTGTTATATTTGTAGAAACTGCTACTGGGGTAAGTCCTGCTGCAATTGTGGTAGATCCACCAAGAGAGACTGCTGAGCCATTAATTGTAATAGATGAATTTGAAAGCATAGCATTTGTTACTGTACTATTTGGCAATATTACTGTACCAGTAAATGTTGGTGATGCTAGTGGGGCATATGTAGATGCCGCATTTGTTTGAGTTAAATAAGTACTTGCAGCAGTTATAGAATCAAGCTTGTTTCCAAGCGCCGTTGTAATTGTTGATGCGTATGAAGAGTCATCATTAATAGCAGCCGCCAACTCATTTAAAGTGTCTAGGGCTGCTGGAGCTCCGTCAATTAAATTACCTAATTGTGCAATTGGAATTTTACCAGATGAATCTAAGGAGGCTACGCCGTCAGGTTGTCCAACATCTCCGATTGGAACATAATCATCTAAAGTATTTCCTAAGTTGGTGGCAAGAGTATCTATCTGTGTTTGTAAATTTGAAGTAGCGCCAGTTAATCTAGATACATCTGTAGATGTTAAAGATGCTGCTGGTAATGTAGACCATTCTGTTTCGTAATTATTATTTGATGACTTTATTAAATATTGCCCAGTAGTTCCGCCAGATGCTACTCCAGGTCCAGTTGCTCCAGTTGCACCTGTTGCTCCAGTTGCACCTGTTGCGCCAGTTAATCCTATGGGACCAGTTGGACCAGTTAATCCAGTTGGTCCTTGTGGTCCTACGGGTCCAATTGAAACTTCAACCCAATATGTTCCGTCAAAAACATAAAGGTTTGCGTCATCGTTGTCATACCAAAGTTTACCTTCGGTTGCTGTTGCTGGGATTGATGTACTAACTTCTACTGTAGCTCCGCCTGCCGCAGCGCCAAGATCTTGCCAGGTGTTTTGTGTGTAGTATCTTACTTTATTAGAAGCTGTGTTAAAGTAAAGATCACCATTCGTGGCAGATCCTGGATCGCTAGTTAGTCCTACGAGATTTAGCGGGACTTTAAATTTTCTGGACATTTAATTATCCAATAACTACGACTTTATATTCTCCTGCTGAAGGCGCAGTCGCAAATTTAATTGTGACCGCTGAAGTAGAGGTTAACTCTACATCCGTTTCGACTTTGGCGTATGGAGATGCTGTTTCAGATACTTGTACTAAAACATCAGCCGTTCCTAAATTATGGGTGACTGTATAGCTAGTCGCAGATGTAGAAAGTGTTTGAACAAACTTTCTTGAAATAGCATGGTAGTTAGTGCCATCATTGGTTAATTGCCACTGATCGACATTCTCTTTCCATAGTAGTTCTACATCGGCTGAATCTCCACGCTCAACACGGATTCCAGCATCCACCACTGGGGTTCCAGTAGCATTGCTATTGAGGTTTACCTTGTTATCCTCAATATTAATTTGTGTAGTATTTACTGCATTGATTGTACCTGTAACATTCAAGTTACCGCCGACGTTAAGGTTATTAGTAATTGAAACGTCATCTGGGAGTCCGATTGTTACTGCTGCAGATTCTGATCCAGAACCAGATACTGTAATTTCGTTATCTGTTCCAGAAATTGTTGCTACATAATTTCCTGTTGTATCTGTTCCAAGCTCTACTGAGTTTGCTGAAATAGTTGTGGTAATTGTTACGTTACCAAGGTCTGTCATTGTGGCAGAACCAGTTACTTCTCCAGAAAGTGTAATTGTTGGATCGTTTACATCAAAGTCAAGCTTTCCGTTTGTATCATCGTATGATACTGAAATTCCAGACTCTGTGTTAGTTGATACCATTCCGCCAACGATATCCTGTACACGCTCAGCATTTAATGTTACTGCGCCAGTTGTTACTGTAAAGTCTGTTGCGTCAAAGCTTGCGACACCCTTATTAGTAGAAGAAGCATCTTCTCCAGAAATTGTGATTGTGTTATCTGATACGATAACATCAATTCCTTCTCCTCCAGAAACCTGTAGAGATTCTGTTAGTAAAGAAATGCCAGTTGTGGTTGAGGCATCACCATTAATTGTAAGTGTTGTTGCTACATCTGCTTCTCCAGCTGCAGTTAAGCGACCTTGTGCATCTACTGTAAATGTAGGAATCTTGGTTGCTGAACCATATGAAGCTGCGACAACTGTTGTGTTGTCTAAATCAATTGTTGTTAGGCCAGTTGCGTCAACATAAGTTGCTGTTAGACCTGTTCCTCCGATTACGGAAGAGCCAATAATATCCTGGAATAGTTCTGTAGATCCAGACATTGGCATCCATGGACCATCTGGTGATGGTAAGCCATTGTAATAGTACATAGTACTATTTGATGTGTCATAATAAATCTGACCTGTAACTGGGTTACTTACTGGGCCAGAGTTGTGATGAATTCGAGCATTGATTAACTCATTTTTGTTAAGATCAACGCTAACTAAAAATTTTCTTGCCATTTGCTATGCTCCTTAAGACAGGTACGCTGTCCCTGAAAACGGTTGAGCCATTGTCAGTGTTAAAGTATTAAGACTATTATAATCTATTCCAGTTTCCAATACATCTCCAGCGTTTGATTTTACGGTTACGCCTGGGGAAAATCCAAGATTATGGTTTATAGTGACGGTATATACACCATTTACTGGACCTACTACCTGAGCAAGTTCCCATGAGTAAACGAAGGCTATGTCTTCTTTTGTAACAAGGTCAATTATGTTGGCTCCAGCCCATGTTATATCTGAAAGCTTTGGCCCATAAAATTCATTTGTTGTGGTGTTGAAGTAAAAATCTCCCTCTAGCCCAAGATTATTCGCTGGAGAAGAAGTTCCATTAAGAATGGTTCTTCCTCTAGGTCCTTGGGGACCAGATGAAGATATAACAACTTTGTTTACCTGTTCGGTTATCTTTATTGTCTCTGGCATTATATTGTGACCGATCTACTCAAAGTCAGAAAACCCTCAACAAGTTTTATCTTATTTAAATTGGTATCTGTAACCATCAAGTCATAAGATGACTTTGGGTAAAATAGTTTATTTGTTTGAGTAGGAGTCATTTTACAAGTTAATTTACCATTAGGTCCATCAATTGTAATTCCGCCTGAAGGGGATGTTAAAGTAAAAGCTAGTTTTGATCCACCCTTTGTATCCCTAACCTGCAATTTTGCTGTTGCGCCAGTTAAGTTAATAGGTATATCGTTATTGTCTTTATATTCGACAATAAATGTAAAAGTAGCATTTTGATCTACTTCGAAATTTTTTTGTACTGCCATTTGCTAAAATCTCCTAAAATAGGAAAACTCCTATGCCCATTTTAGCATAGGAGCGATCCTAATCTGTTACTTTATTTTACTTCTTTGTGAAGCCAAAAGATGACTCGTTTGGATTCAGTGCCTTCAAAATAACTGGTAAGCATGCTGCAATACCACCCTTAATTAAATCTCCTGGGTCAGTATTTCCAGTCATGTAAAGAGCAATAGCGGCACCTAGAAAGTGACGACCATAGCTTGCTAACGCTGCTAGAATTTTCTCTTGCATTGTTACCTTTC